TGAATTTGATTTTGTTTCAAATTGGGCCATGTGAATTTATTTAATATCGAGTATCCACTCCACTCCATCTCCAGAATAAGTTGCATCGATCCATATGTCGTCCAGGTCATCAACTACAACCCTAATTGAATCCCATGCGTAAAGCTTGAAGTGCGATGTGCTGGTGTTTAGTGCGGTCGCCGAAGAAAAACCGACCGTGATAATTCCGCTGTTCATACTCTTAGCCTTGACGACAACCTCTTGTTTCCCGGGTATGTTAAGCGGATCAAGCTTAACTGGGATCCCACTTGTAACAACGTTTTTTTGTCCTGTTTTTATTGGCATAATTTTTGATATTAATTTTAATCAATACTTATTTCTTCAGGTCTGATATAACAGCGGCAATCTGGATGCAGCGGCGGATTTCCGACATCAGAATAATCTATATCCATTTTCCCACCATCCTTCCCAGTTAAACTGTCGCCCTTGTCATACCAATTTTCATCTATCTCTACTATCTTTCCGTTCAACGGATCGCAGAATTCACACACTCTTTCGTCTAAAGCCGTGTACCATCTTAAAGTTTTCACCACTCCCGATTGCCTCCATGCTTCTTTCGTTGCTGAATTAGCCACGCGGAATGATTCAGTTCTTGCCACTCTCTCTGCTCTCACTACATCAGACCATTCATAAATTTGCCTCACTCTATCAGTTAATTCCGGCAGACTTTCCCCATTATCAAGGCCCTCTTGCAATTTTTGCTTTAAAAGTTGCAATGTTGTTTGATTATAATTTTCAGACATTAAAGAAATTGCTTTATCTAATGCCCTCACCGCCCTTTCCATGTTTGCCTCGAAGGCCTGCTCTGCCCCTATTAACTTTAATGCTTCATCGCCTTCTTTTTTAAAAAGGTCTTTAAGTAGGGGCGTAACACCGTCAATTAAAACAGCAACCTCTTCATCCTCGTTGAATAATTTTTCAAAATTAATTTCTTGTTTCTTCCCTTCCAGTTTACTAATTACTTTTTCTCTTTGCTCACTGTTAAAATCCTTTATTTTTTTACTCATTGCTTTCTCATAAGGTACAATTCTTGATACAAACCCTTTCCATGCAATTTCCCATTTTTCCTCGTCAAAAGCATTGATGACGCTTTTTATATTTTCTTCTAAAATCTTCCTGGCCTCTTTGCTGATTATTTCTGAAAGCTCTTTTCTCTTTTTTAAGCTCTTTGAAAATCTGACTGACGGCTTTCCTTGATTTTTTATATTTAATTTTGCTTTCGTTTGATTTACAGGACTTCCAAGAGGCACCAGCGAGAAGTTAGTCATGACACTATCTCCGCCATCTACTGGTGGCAACCCTTCTCTTTCTCTGATTTCATTGATCGCTGCATACGCCTGGCCACCCAATGCTTTTTCATATTCCATTATCTCTAGCTCTTTATTCTCCGGGACTGGATCTACAAACAATAAAAATATATTCTCTCCGAATCTTGGCACCAAAAATTCATTCAAATAACCTACAATCCTTTCCATCTGTGGCTTAACCACTCTTAATGCAAAGACATAATTTGATGCTTCTGCGTTAGCTCTGTTAACATCCTCAGTTAAACCTAAAATGGTTTTTGGCACTCTGAATCCGGCTAATATTTTATCTCGTGTCATCCTTTGCATCTCCACAAAGTCCATTTCTTTCTGGTTCCATCCAACCGGAGAAAACTTCACGCCGGTTGGGAGAATTATTGCTTTATGAGCTTTATCTACTCCCTTATATGCATCCTCGAATGAAGCTCTTAAAAAGCTCATCTGCTCTGCATTTAAATCGCCTTCATGTTCTAGCGTTGCATCGGGTCTGGCCGCATTAAGAAAGAAACTCCTGTTCCATTCCGTTGCATAATTATCTGCATCAACCCAATTCGCAATTGACTCCAAGATTCCCATTCCATCGTGCGGATCATTCGGATTGAATTCTCTAAAATGCAAAATTTCATACGGCTGAAAAGTTCTTACAACTCCATTGACTGTATACTTATATTGCTCAATAAAATTCGGCAGATTTCCCCGCTTTATTTCAATGTACTTCGGGTTCAATGGATAAATTGCGATCGGCTTACTTGTTTCATTTTTCACTCCATCCAATAGCCAGAAAGCATTTCCGCATAAATCTAAATGGCTTTCTGTCGCTTCAAATAATTCAAATTGAGTCATAAACGGATTTACCGCCGCCAATAAATCCAGCAACTCATGATCCTGCCTTTCTGCAATAGTTCCGTCTTTTTTTCTTTCCATCATTTTCAGCTGAATATTTCCGACAGCTTCTGCTCTTGCTCTTATGCAGGCGAAAACCCAGTTTTTATTATTTTCAAGAAGCTTTGTCTTGGCTATCCTCCCTCCGTTAGTGCCTATGGTAAAAATTCCAGCTCCGGAAGCCAAAGGAATATCAACTGCTTTCTTTCTGGCCAATCCTACGACTCCCAAAATTTTGTCTAAAAATTTAATCTTTTCCATACAAACAAAAAAGGCTCGCAACAGAACCCGAAAACTTCAGGTTATATTGCGAGCCTATTGATCCACAACTCGGCTCTAAATTCAATTGTTAATTAATTATACGCCCTCCAAAACGTTTGTCAAATTTTTAAATCACAAGGCAATACTTTTTAATCTTTCCTCAAAATCTTTATCTGGAATGTCCAGATCAAATTCTTGCAACGGTCTTTTGATTCTTTTCGGCTCCCCATCTCTAATCTCTAAAATAATATTGCCATATTTCATTGCACTTGTTAGTTTCATCACCCTGTCCCATTTGCAATTTACCTCTCTAATTACTTTTGTTTTTTCTCCGTTCATATTTTTATATTGCAATTACATTTAAATTGTAATCACGGAACATTACGTCTTTTAATCCGATGCAAAGTGCATCCGACATGTCGTCATATTTTCCGCGAGGTAAACTGCAGAGCTCGTCTGCAAAAATTTGGTGCGACTCTTCTCCTTTTTTCAAAAACACTTTTCTGTTTTCAAACAATGGTGCCAGCTCTTCTGAAAACTTTTTGACTTTATTCTCTGTTGTTTTTACGCCTTCAATTGGGAGTCCCGTATTCGTTTTCAAAACCTGCACCGAATCCGCCTGAAAAGTATTCGATTCAATTCTTATCTTTAATGGCTTATCAAACTTCGCGAACTCCACAACCTTTTTTAACCTTGTCGGAAAATCTATCCTTCCTCTAAAAGCTCTGATGATATAAACATTCCCTTTATTGTCTACTCCGAAGGTAATACAGGCAGAATAGTCTCCCTTTTCTAGATCCTTTCCAACGCTCAAATCCCATCCTGAATATATCCTCAATCCTTCCGGTAGCTTATCATACCAACCAATCCATTCGTTTTTTATAACCTCTCCCAATAATTTTACCGGCCAATTCCGATATTCTTTCAGGAACCACTTCTCTCCTTTTAGCGCCGTTATTTCCTCTTTTCTTTTCATCAACTTATCCCAGTCCCACTTTTCAGGAAATAAAGTTTTATGGTTTTCTTCGTCTACAATCGCATCATAACTTTTAATCAGCCAATGCCTTGGATCAACTGTTGCATAAATATCATCCTCTCTCTGCAGGGTGCCGACTATAATAATCTGCGTATCCGGTTCAGCCATTGGCAATATTTCTCCTGCCATTCTTTCTTTTGTTTTTTCATTCTGCTCATCAGAATAGACAACCTGCGTATCTATTATGTCGTCTAAAATAATTAGTTTTGGATGTCCGCCTCTGATAGCCGACCCAAATCCTTGAGCGTAGATGGTTGCTCCATTCGAGCACCTGATCTCTGTTTTCGACCAGAAGTCAGCGCCGTGTCCAGCCAAGTATCTCAAGTTTGGATTTCTCTGGATTCTCTTTTTTATTTTGTCTAAGATTCTAACCGCCAGTTTGTCTGTCTTGCTAAAAATCTGTATTTCGTCATCGTGATTATACTTCAACCTTTTAATCGGATAACTCTCGGAAAAGAAAAATGTTTTAAGATGATCCCTGGGGGCTTTGACGCAAATTCTTTTTTCATTCAAAAAATTATTCCATTCCTGATGCAACTTTCCTAATTTCCATTTATTTTTTGTGGCATCCAAATCATGTTTGTAAATTTCCTCTTTGATGAAAAAACATAAATCATCATGATAAACCACCTCTCTTAATTCCTGCTCCGAGAAATCTTTTAGCAGATTCGATAAATTGTTTTCGACTTGGCTCATCTAAATTTTCAATAATTATTTTTAAAACATCTGCTTTGTTTTTCACCTCAACCTCGCCCAATTTCTTTGTGAATAAGCCAGCGTCAAATTTTTTATCAAACAGAATCCTGTTGTTTTCAATTATCGTCCTTATTGCGGCTATTTTTTCCATGGGAGAGCTTCCGGACTCTGCAAGTATATTCCACAAATGTGGCATTAAGCCATCTACTAATAGTTGGAATCTTGCTATTTCTTTTGCGACCGATTCCTGCTCAATCTGTTTGGCATTCTCCTCTTCGATTTCTTTTTTAAGGTATGAAATTAAATCAGAATGTCTGTTCAACTTTTGGGATATCTGCGTAGCAGAAATCCCTGGAACTTTTACCATCCACAGCTTAATTTCTGACTTCAGGTGCTTAATTGTCGGTGCTGTCAATTTTGGCATAAAAAACGACCTGTTTTACCCTGTTTTGCCGAACAAATCTAACTTTTCACGATTTCCGCTTTTTTGCCGGTAAACTTCTCAAAACGGTTGATTATAACCTCTCCGTAAATCGGACTTATTTCTATCGCCCTGCACTTCCTTTTCATCATCTCCGAAGCGATTATTGTTGACCCTGATCCTCCAAATGGCTCCATTACAATCCCGTCTCTCGGGCTTAAAACTTTAATATATGGCATCAATATCTGAATCGGTTTTGTGCCGAAGATTATTGACTGGCCTCCAGAGTTTGCATTCGCCGCAGGAGAAGTAATGTGATCAGATACGAATCCCCATTTTCCTTTGCGGTGACCCCATTCTGACTGACCCTTGTTGCCGTATAAAATAACCTCATAGGCATCCAACAATTTCTGTCCTTTTTTCTCCAAATAATCTTCCAGCTCTTTTTCCGGCTCTTCATTCATTGGCCCTTCGCCGGCCAAGGGGGCTATATCATATTTTGAAAATAATTTGTATTTCGCGGAAAATCCCTGGCATCTGTTTGACAAATGCCATATAACAAGATTTTTGAC